CCGTGTCATGCAGGCTCGTCTGCTCCGGGTAGCCCATGACCTCGAACGGGATGCAGCCCCCGAAGATGACGACGGCCGGACAGCCGACGATCCGCGCCGCGTGGTGCAGCCCCCCCTCCGGGCCGAGGTACGCCTCCGCGACGGCGAGCAGCGCGACGACCTCCCGGAAGGTCAGGTCCGTCAGGGTCTCGGTCCCGATCAACCGACGGGCCCCGGCCGTGTGCACGACGCGGACGAACCGGACGCCGCGACAGAGCCGGACGACCCGCTGGTAGCGGTCGACGCCCCAGTCCTTGTTCTGGGTCTGGATCGGCTTCACAGTCGGCTCGATCAGGACGAACGGCCCGCCCCGGAGGACGGCCTGGGCGCGCTCCGTCTCGCGGTCGGTCAGGTAGATCTCCCCGACGTTGTCCCGGGCCCGGAACCGGCCGTTGTAGCGGAACCCGGTCTGCTGCGTGAACGGGTACCGGAGGTAGGGCCGCGCGCCGGGGGCGTTGACGACGTACCGCTTCGGGAGGGCCCGGGTCCGGGCTGCGGCCGAGAAGGTCCGCCCCTGCTGCGGGGTCAGGATCGCGGGGTTGTGCATCCAGACCTCGTGCTGCCGGATCCGCCCGATCGGGTCGACGATCGCCACGGGCCCGAGGTCCGGGGCCTTGTCGTAGAGCCGCTGGGCCTGTCCCGCCGCGAGCAGCTCGTCGCCGTAACCCATGTCGTCAGCCCCTCGGAGTCCCGACGGTACCGTCGGCGTAGGCCCCCCGAAGAGCCATGATGGCCTCGCGAAGCTGGAGCGGCATCATTGAGAGGTCGCAGCCTAGTAACTCGTGGCGGTGCAGGTAGCACTTCGCCTCCTTGTCCCCGGCTCTGATGCTGACGATGACCACGCCCGTCGCCAGCCGATCACGGTCGGCCTGTTCCTGTGGTTTGCTCATGAGCGCCTCTTCGGCTCCCCGCACCAGCGGCAGAGCGCCACGGCCCCCTCGACGTAGGTCTCGACGTAGTCGTGACGACCCTGCGCGCACCCCAGGAGCCCCGCCTCGCGCTGGCACTCCCGGCAGGTCTCCGGTCCGCCGTAGCGGACGACGATGCCGTCCTCCCGTCGCGTGACGTGCCCGTGGCGCTCGCTCACGAGGCGACGGTCCGTCCCGTGTAGACGACCGCCTCGACCGAGAACGGCTGGAGCGGCTTGTTGTACGTGTGCGTGAAGATCCGGATCCGGCCCCCGGCCGCAAGGACTGCCCGCTCCTCCGGGGTCGGCTCCCACTCGGACATCAGGACCCCGTCGTCCGTCTTGCTGACCGGGAGCGGGAGGTACTCGGGCTGATCCTCCGCGTAGATGACCAGCCGACCGCCTTCCTGGTGCTCCTGTGGCGTCACGGGGATCATGCAGGCTCCTTGTCGGTCCTGACGGCCGGGACCATGATGACGTCGCCGTTGATGGTCTCGACCTCGGCGTAACCGAGCGTACGCAGGTACGCGACCGCGTCGAGGTCCCCGATCCCGTACTTCGCGCCGTGCCCCGGCTTCTGCTCGACGATGATGACCGGCTGCTCGCGGAGGATCGTCTCGCGCGCCCCCTGGACCACGAACAGCTCGTATCCCTCGCAGTCGATCTTCAGGAGGTCGAGCTCGGTGAGCACGAACTCGTCGAGGGTCATCAGCGTGGCGACCTCCGTCGACTCGCTGGTGTCTCCATCCGGTCGGACGTAGGTGTCTCCTGACGACGACGGTCCGGTCAGCATGCTCACCAGTCCTGTCCGGGTCCCGAGCGCGACCGCGAGGAGCGTGCCCCCGCGCCCGTTCATATTGGCGCGCCAGCACTCGCGGTGCGCCCGCTTCGGCTCGAACGCCAGGAGGTCCTGGAAGTCCTTCGCCATCCAGTAGGACCAGAGCCCGACGTGCGCGCCGACGTCGACCGCGCGCCGCCGCTGGCGGCAGTGCCGGAGCGCGGCCTCGTACTTGCGGAGCTGGTACGTGAGCCGCCCGTCCCGGCGCTGCTGCTGGGACGTCATCCACGCCTGGAGATGCGTCTCCCCGTCGGGGAGGAACCAGCGGTCGAACTTGATCATCGCTTGAGCGCCAGGACGGCGAGCGCCAGGACGGCGACGACGACCAGGGTGATCCAGACCGCGCGCCAGAGCAGCGCGACCTGCGTCCTGATCTCCGGCCGTCCGAGGTAGCCCAGCGTCGTCGCGACGTCGAGGGCGAAGCAGAGCAGGGCGACGAGCAGCGCGAGGACGCTCACGCCATAGAGGGAATGGGTCACGGGAAGGACTCCTCCCCGGCGTGGAGGTACTCGCGCCACTCGTCGGCGTAGTCCGAGCCCTCGTAGCCGGTCATGTCCGGGGTGCCGAGCGTGAAGTGGACGAGCTTCGGGTCGTGGTGCCGGGGCGGCGTGACGCCGACGAGGAAGTTCCACTCGACCGGCAGCTCCCCGATGTCCTCGTCCCTGAGCCAGCAGAACCGATGCAGGTCCCGTCCTGGGACGGCGTTGAGCAGCCGCCAGTCGAGGCCCGCGTGCGCGCGGTGCTCGCAGTTCCAGAGGATGACCGAGGACCAGTTCTTCCGCGCGTAGCGGGTCTGGATCTGGCCGTCCATCTTCTCGGCCTCGGTCGGGACGTACTCGTGCTTGACGACCATCACGGCCGAGGCAGGGTCCGCGAGGTGGAACAGCTGCGACAGGTCCGCGCGGCAGAGGACGTCGGAGTCGGCAAAGAGCGCCCAGCCCTGACGCCCGCAGAGCAGCGGCGTGAAGAACCGCGCGATCGCGTGCTCCGTCGACATCGGGGCCTCGGAGATCACGTCCCAGAGCCGCCCGTCCCGCCGCTCCGTCGGCCGCGTGTACCAGCCCTTGCGGATCAGGTCCGGGAGCGACAGGCGGTGCACGAAGACGGGCTCGGAGGTCCGCCGCCGGATCGACCGGTCCGCGACCTCGAAGGCCGCGCGCTCGCGAGGGTCCGAGCCGAGGATGACGCGCATCAGTTCCGGTCTCCGATCGCGCGCCAGCAGTCGCCGCGCGCCATCTCCTCCATCGTCCATTGGTTCGCCGCCAGCGCGTAGAGGAACGCCTCGCGGTCGTCGGGTAGGAACGGGGTCTCGATCTTGCGGAGGTTCTGGAGCCCCATCCGGTAAGCGGCAGACTCGAAGGAGGAGACGAAGACCGGGACCCCGGCCGCAATGGCATCGACGGCCGCGTTGCTGGAGTAGGTCACCAGGGCCCAGGCGTCCCGGAGGTCCTCCGCGAGCGAGCGGCGCTTGACGTTGGCCTTCCAGCGGACCCTAACCGAGCGGTCGCACTCCTCCGCGAGGATCCGGACGACCTCTCCGAGCCAGCGGTCGACGTCGTCCCCCTTGAGCTTGAAGAACGCCGGGGAGTTCGGGCAGACGACGACGTGGCTCCCCGTCCGCCGCCAGGGCCGGATCGGGATCCCGAAGGACTGGAACCGCGTCTTCGAGCCGGGGCCGGTCCCGTCGTGCTGGAGGGCGTCGCGCGTGACCCGGTAGTACTTCCCGCGCCCGAAGTACGCATGATCGCCATAGAAGACCGTCCGCCCCTGCTCGCGCGCCCGCTCCAGGAGGTCCCAGAGGGTCGGGGAGCCGAACAGGGCAACGGACCCGGGCAGGAGCTTCGTCGAGGCGACGACGGTCCCGCCGCAGCCGCGCGCGAAGGCGTCGCACCAGCGCGGGGACGTGCTCTCGGCCGGGGCCTGATAGACGACCGGGACGCTCATGGCCGGATCGCCAGCGCGCGCTCGTAGGAGACGGGGACGACGGGCTCGTCCCTCGTCGGCACGACGACGTCCGCCAGTTCGACCCGCTGGACGACGTTGCCAGGGAGGAACCGGTTCACGGTGGCCGCGCCGTCGTCGCCGCAGAAGACCATCAGCCCGTCCGGCACGTTAGAGGTCCCGACGATTTCGAGGCCGAACAGGCGGACGCCGCCGTCGGGGGTCCACCATGCTGAGTCGACGGACCGCTCCAGGATGTGCGCCTCGGTCAGGAACGACACCCGGGCCTGCATCGAGGAGAGCCGACAGCGGGACTCCATGAGCCGCCGCTTGCCGTCGCGGAGGACCTCGCGGACGTCCTCGGGATCGTCGAACGTGACGTGATGCTCGACCACGGCTACGCCCTCGGGAACCGGGGGACCGCCCCGGCCGGGGCCGCGACGATCCGCGTGCCCGCGTCCGGGCTGAGGAGCTTCTTCGTGAACGTCTCCTTCGCCAGCTCCAGGAGGGCGATCGCGAAGAACGGGTCGGACTTCGCGGACCCGGTCGTCGCGATCCCGTCGTCCCGGAGGACGACCGTCAGGGTCGCCAGGACGCGCGGGGCTGCGGCCTCGGTGCCGTCGACGGGTGTGTCTGCCATCAGAGGACCTCTCGGAGTGGGCGCGTCGGGAAGCACTCTAGCACGGAGCGCCGCGAGCAGTTGACGATCTCGACGCCGACGGCGCGCGCGGCCTCGGCCATCGAGGGCCACGCCTCGCGCATCTTCCCGTAGTTGCGCGTGCCCCGCCAGCGATCGTCGCGGTGGAAGTAGTGCTCTCCGTGCTCCGACTTCTGGTAGTCGTACCCGAGGAGGAGGACTCGGGCCGCGCCCATCAGGACGGCGAGGTTCACGGCCTGATAGCCGGACGACTGGCCGTGCGCGACGGCCCAGGGGTCCGCGACCTGGAGCCCGAACTTCGGCCCGGTCTCCAGGAGCCGGAGGCCGAACTCGCGGGCGGCGGTCGCATCGAGCGTCGTCCTGAACCGCCCACGGAACGCCCGCGCGCCGTACTCCTTGCGCCACCAGCGGAGGTCGCAGGCGTGGAGGACCTCGGCGCGCGGCGCGTACCAGTAGCCGTCCCCGGCCGCGACGACCGGTGCGTGCGACAGGGCGTACGCCGCGTCGTCCTTGGTGATCGACGGCCCTGCCCCGATACAGACGACCGTGGCCCCGGAGAGGTAGCGCGGGACGATCCAGTAGCCGTCGGCCGTCCCGTGATCGATCGGGACCGGCCCGACGTACGTGCACGGCCAGCAGACGTCGTCGCTGACGCCGTGGACGCAGCGAGGAAGCGACCGGGCGACGGCCATCAGTTCCCGTCCGAGCCGCTGGGGACGACCGGCGCGCAGTTGATGACGGCCTGCTCCAGCATCTCGATCCGGTTCTTGTACGCCGCCTCGGAGAGCCGCTGCCCCTCGTCGATCCCGGCGATATAGGCGCGGCCGACCAGGGCGACCACCAGGGCGACCGGGAGGACGACGACCCAGAGGAACGCGGACAGCGGGAGGTCGCGCAGCCGGGACGGCCTGGGGCCGCGCTTTGCGAAGTAGTCCTCCCACGCGCGGTCGTTCCTGTCCGTCATGGCCGGATCCTCAGGGCGCGGACGACGGCCTCCGCGACCTCAGGAGCGACGGACGTTGCCGTCGCCGGGTTCTGCATTGCCTCCATGATGGCCGCGCAGATCCGGTCCGCGCTCGTGCCGCTGATCGTCACAGTCGGCGGTCGACGGATCCCCCGGACGTATCTCCGCTCGGCGTCCGAGTGCGTCGTGACGTCGATCACGTCTCGACTCTCAGAGACGACCTCGCGTACGTCTGACAGGTCGATCTCGACGACCCCAGACCACGGCGCTCCGCCGTTGACCGGGTCGACCGTGAAACGGCTCACGATGCCCCCTCGGCGGGCTGGAGACGCGCCTGGGCGCGCCGCGCCTCGTCCGACGCCTGTCGGTCCTGCCAGCCGACGCGGCGCGCCCTGCGGTCCAGGCAGGCGTCACGGTTCCAGCAGATCCCGTAGGTCTGCCGCTTGTCGACGACCCGGATCGACTTCGACGTCCCGATCCGCCCGCACTGGTGGCACCCGTACATCGACTTCCCGCGCGGGGCCTTCGCTCGCCGCCTGGACTTCGCCACGTCTAACCCTCCCTCACCTTGAGCGCCCGGACTGCAGACTCGACCGGCTCGACGGTCGCTCCGCTCGGACGGCAGTACCGGTCGTAGATCCTCCGGAGCCACGCGACCTGATGGATCGTCGCGCGGTCCTTGAGCCCCATGTCGTGCACGAACGAGGACTCCTTCGCGGAGAGCCTGTCCTCGATCTTGAGGAGCACCAGGAGCCGCTCGCAGTCGCCCTCAGACCAGAGGAGCGCGCCGCCGTCCGGCCACTCGTCGCGGCGTCGGCGTCGCATCTCACGGCCTGAGGCGGAGGGCGCGCGTCCCGAGGAACGCCTGGATCCGGGCGACCACGTCCTCGTCGACGTCGCCCTCCGGCTCTGTCCGCACGACGACCCGCCCGTTCCGCTGCTCCTGGACGATCCGGAACCCGGGGAGCGGGACGAAGGTCGGCTCGACGCGCCCCTCGAACTCCAGGTCGACCCCGTCGAAGGCCAGCATCTCGACGCTCAGCCGGTTGACCTCGTCGACGCTGAAACGGACCGAGGCGTCCCGGACGTGCGGGAGGACCTGTCCGTCGACCTCGATGACCGTCCCAGGTCCGGCTCCTCCGGAGCGGATCCGGATCACGTCCGGACCTTCAGCGCGCGGCGGACCGGATCCGCGAGGAACAGGGCCTCGCCGCCCCCTCGGATCGTCCGGTCCATGATCCGCATCGCGTCTGTGGCGCTCGGGTTGTTGTACGTCGGCCCCTCCGCGCGCGCCCGCCGCAGGTAGTAGCACAGCTCGTTCGCGGCCTGGAGCGCCCGGTCCGTGTCGAAGACCCCGTCAGGTGTCCAGCAGCGCGACGCGAACCCGACGAGGTAGTGCGCGTTCTCCGCGTCGTACTGCCCATCCATGATCCGCGTGTCCCGGTGTCGCTCGAAGATCTCAGGGGCGGTCTCCTCGTAGCCGTCCACAAGATCGTCCGGGTCAGGCCGGAGGTTGTAGGGCGGCGGCATCAGCTGCGGACCTTCATCGCGCGGACCTGGGGACGATACGGGTCGACTGGATCCGGCTCCTCGACCGTCTCGACGACCGCGCTCTCGGGCAGGCTGACGATCGTCCCGTTCTCGGTCCGGATATGGCCCGTCGGCGTGATGACCCCCTGGAACTCGTACGACGTCCCGTCAGGGAAACCGACGCGGTACCGGTGGGGCTCCGGGACGTGGACAGAGGTCCCGATCCCGACACGCGGGCCGCGCGCGTTGAACCCGACGAACTCGCCCGGGGAGAGCATGACCGGGACGCTGTCCCGAGACCTGGGACCCGGGTCGTCGGCACGGCTGACCAGCCGGAGATGCTCCGGAAGCACGGAGACCGACCCGCCGTCGCCGCTCGTGCATATCACGCCGAGGACTCCGTCCTGCTCCTCAAGATGCTCGACGACCAGTCGGAGACCGGCGAGGCTCCCGGTGGTGACCTGGACGACGTCCCCGGTGTCCGGCAGGCGGATGGGATCGCGGACCGGCCTCACCTGATGCGGGTGGCACCGGTAAACGGTCCCGTCTCTGGCGTGGACCTCGACGCGGACCTCCCCGTCGACGGGGACGTCGATCCTCGCGACCGTCCCGATCCCAAAGGACGAGCCGTCCCGGACGACCTCGACGAGCGTCCCGAGCTGCGGGAGGCCCTCGCTGCCGATCGTCGCCGCCAGTCGGGGCCGCACGACGCCGGGTCGACGGCGGCTCACGGGCGGACCCTCAGCGCACGGACGAGTGGGCGCGGCGGCACGACCGGCTCCTCCGGCTCGACGACCGTGATGGTGCCGCTGATCGTACTGACCGGGTCCGGGTTCGGGAGGCCCTCCATCGCGAACCCGAATGCGCTCGGATGGAAGGCGAGGTCCGGATGTGGGTCGTCGGACAGCTCCCCGAAGATGACCGGGACCGAGACCGGCTCGTTGGCCGCGCTCATCCGCCTCCAGATGTCCTGGTCGATCGCGTCCGCGAGCTGGCGTCCCGCAGCCCGGAGGCTCTGCTGGACGAGGTCCTCGCGCGCGTCCTCCGAGAGGAACACGTTCCGCGACGGAAGGGCCTGTCCGAACTCCGACGCGAGCCCGTCGAGCGACCGCGCGACGTCGTCGATCGCCCCGAGGATCTCGCGGTTGTTATCCCGGATCTGGTCCATCGTGTCGAGCGCGCGACGCGCGTCCTGGTACAGCCGGAGGTTCGCGTCCGATGGATGCTGAGCGGCCCTGGTCCTGAGCGCGATCAGCTCCGAGAGGAGGTCGTAGTCCGGGACTATGCGGCCCAGCGTTGCGCCGATGTCCTCACCGGGACGAGGCCCTGGGCGCACCGGCACCGAGGATGCGCCGGGGGCGTCGCGACGGGGACCATCGAGGGCGTCAGGAAGAACCCCGTGATCGGCGCGCGCTGCCCCTTCATCTTCTGACAGAGGGGACAGAGCCGGTCGTCCGGCGTGACGATCCAGACGCGCTCCATCCTGGAGAAAAATCCGAGCCGCTCGCCCTGTCGCCATGATGCCGCCTGCCCTTCGTTCACCGCCGCGATCGTCTCCGTCCGCGCGATCGTCTCGGCCCGCTCCCGCAGCTTCGCCTCGGCGTACTTCGCGGTCGAGGACCGGACGCGGTCCTGGGACATCCCCGCCGCGAGCCTCGACGCCCGGTAGTTGACGACCGCGAGCCGCTGCCGCTCCGTCAGGCCGACCGTCCCGCGCAGCATCCGCGCGAGATCGTAGACCGACGTCGAGGTCGCCGGGTCGACCGTCTCCGCCAGCATCGCACGGATCCCGGCGAGCTGGTCGGACGTGATGTCCCGGATCAGCGCCCCCGAGTTCTCGCGGGCCCAGGCCAGGGCCAGGGCGTCCGCGTTGTCGAAGGTCAGGAGCGCGTCGAACTCCGCCGTCGCCTGCGCGGCCGAGACCTCTCCCGACCGGTCGTAGGCGTAGTGGAGGACGACGGCCATCGCCGCGAGGTCATCCTCCCGGAGCGCGGTCGAGAGGATCCGCTCGACGTCGCCCTGGCGTCCGTCCGCGAGCGCGGCCTCCAGCCGCCGGAGGTCGACGCGCGACCGTGCCGCCTGGACGGCCTCCATGAACCGGCGGCGTGCCGCAGGGCGCAGCCGGTCCGCGAGGCGCTGGAGCTGCCGCCAGTCGATCACGGCTGGCACCCGCAGGCGCAGCGGTGGGACGCGAGGACCTGGGTCTGGATGGCGTGCCGGTAGAGGACCGCGCAGACGATCGACGTGAGGACGAAGCCGAGGACGGCCCCGCCGACCGACGCGCGGACGATGGTCATCGCGGTCAGGCGCATTGAAGTGGGCACGCGGCCCGTCAGACGAGGCGGACGGCCGTGGCCCGGGGGCCCTTCGGCCCGTCCTCGGGCTCGAACTCCACGCGCTGCCCCTCGCGCAGCTCGTCGAACCGAGGGCCGTCGCTGCCGATGGCGCTCATGTGGAAGAACCGGTCCTCGCCGCCGCCGTCCGGCTTGATGAAGCCGAACCCCTTCTCCGTCTTGAGCCGTGCGATCGTTCCGTTCATGAGTTCGGGATTGTAAGACAAAACGATCCGCAGGTCACGCTCGGGATTGTTTCCCGGTTCTTTTCGGGTTGTTGTCAGGCATCCGCGACGGAGTCGGCCCAGTCCTCGGACCAGTAGCTCCCGTCGAGCCAAGCCTCGACGACGGCCAGCGTCACCGGCTTCGGGGGCCAGAAGTCCCCGATCAGGACGATCGAGGAGACCTTCCCACGGTGCTTGTACCGCGTGACGACCAGGAAGCCCCCGTACTCGTCCCCGACGTAGACCTCCAACGTCTCGTCGAACCCGCCGACCTCGTAGAGCCGGTTCGCCGCGCCCCTCGCGTCGTCGAGGGCGTCGAGCGTCGCGCAGCTCCAGTTCTCGGGCGTGAAGTTCCCCGCATCGTCGAAGGCGCAGCGACGTGGCGAGCCGAAGTTCTTCGGTTGAGGGTCAGCGAGGCAGCGATGGCAGGGCATGGTGCGATCCTACTTCGGAGTGAACTTCCGCCGCCGACGCCGTTGTGTTGACCCCCAGAGCGCCGCGCGTTCGTCGTCGGACAGCGGGGCCACGTCGGTCTGCAGGTACGCGCCCACGGCCCAGATCGCGTTGAGGATCTTCTGTAGCCGGAGTTGAAGGGCAGCGATCTCGCGCGGGAGCCGTTCGCGTTCAGCCTCAAGCACGCCCAGCGTACGCGTCATAGACTCGACGAACGTCGCCGGGGTCTACCTTCCGATCTCGACTCCCCCGACCCGCTGGTGGTTCGTCCGCAGTCACGCTTCCTTCAGCTCACGCGCCAGCGTGACGCAGCGCAGTTCGGCCCGACGCTGTTCTGCCGTCAGACCTCGTGTCCGTCCGGGCTGTCGTTTCATGGCCTGAAAGGCGACCGCGTTCTCGACCTGCGCCTTCTTGATGACGACGAACGGGACTATGTCGGAGAGGAACGCCCAGGCCGCGCGCGACGTCAGGATCCATTCTCCAATCGGCCGACGTAAGAAGCCGTCCCTGCTCGGTCGATCCCGACGTGAGACGTGCCCGCCCCAGCGCGCGCGGAGCCATGAGTGGACCGGGAAGTAGGTATTCGCGATCGAGACCCTGAGCACGACGCTGCTCCTGGTTCCCTTCGCGACGGCCTGCGCCCGGATGATCACGCAGCCCTCGCCGTCGAACAGTCCGGCCGCGTATGCCTTGTCATCTCGCGTTGGGGTCATCTATGGTCGTCCGATCCGCTGGATTTGGTGTGGTTCGTCCGCTGGAAGTAGGTCCCGACGACTAGGAAGAACACGTTGCTGAGGATCAGGAACGCCCCGGCCGCTCCCTCCCCGTGCATCACCAGCCAACTGCAGACGCCGAGCGTGGTGAATGTCACCGCGACGGCGATGATGGCCTGTGTCGTCTCCCAAATCGCGTTGATCTTGCGCTGCCCGAGCGTCTTCCGGTCCTGCTCGCTCGTCGTCGTTGACGGCAGCGTCGGGTCGTCTTGCGTCACGGGTCTCTCCTGCACGGCCCGAGTGCGCGCTGGGCCTGACGGTGCGCCGCCGTGCGCCGTGCATGAGTGCCTACGCCGCGACCGGCTTCGGCTGGACCTTTGCGATGGGGACCAGCTCCTCGGTCGTGTAGCCGGTGACCGACGACCCGTCCGGGGCCCGCAGCGTGACCGCCCCGTTCGCCTCCGAGACGACCTGGAACGACTGGCCCGCGTGCGCCGGGTCGCGCTCCATCCCAGGCGCGACCCGGACGGTATCGCCAGGGGCGAACTGCGCGCCAGCCCCCGCCTGTCCCTGCGCCCGGGTCTGGTCCTGCTCGATGGCCTTCAGCTCCTCCTCGGCGTCGATCCCGGGCCGGGTGAGCTCGGCCTTCGAGAGGGCGTCGTACCACGTCTCGAACGAGATCTTCCCGTCCTGGAGCGCGAGCATCAGCGTCTTCAGGGTGTCGGCCGTGACCGTCAGGGCCGAGAAGTCCTGGTTGAGGGCGACGACCGCCTTGTCCGCCGCCGTCTCCTCGGAGCCCGCGAGGAAGGCGTGCCACTGGACCAGCTGCGTGAGCCCCTGGCTGACCGCCTGGGCGATCGACGCGAGGACCGACCCCTCGCCCGACTGCCTGAGCCGGACCGTGTCCGCCGCCTCCGGCGTCGCCTTCTGGGCCTCCAGCATCCGGCCCCCGAGGACGGCCATCAGGGACCGCTTCTCCACCATCGCGTTGAGGATCTGGCCGAGCCCCGTCCCGGTGAACTCCAGCATCCCGACCTTCGCGGCCGGGTCGGGGAGCTGCCACGCGCGGGTCGGCCCGAGCGTCATCTCGCCCCCGCCCTCGTAGCCGGTGATCCAGGGCGTCGGGATGGCGACGTAGTGGAGCCCCCACTCGTAGTCGGCCGAGTTCCGGTAGTGCCCGAGGTTGACGTCGACGAGGTCCTCGCAGGGCGGCTTGCTCGGGCAGGGGTCCAGGTCGGACGGGTTGAAGAAGACGAACGGGATGAACGCGACGCCCGCGCCCCGGCGCGTCAGGAGCGTCGGGCCCTTGGTGACGACCCAGCGGGCGTCGGGCCCGGTCGCCTCCTTGCCGTCGGCGTCCCGCGCCTTCTCGTAGATCGTCTGGTAGCAGAACCGGTCGACCTTGGCGGACATCCCGGGGTCCTCGGTCTTCGACTCGGTCCCGGCGGCGGCGGCGGGCGTCATCAGCTCGCAGACCCGGTAGCGGTCGCGCTTGACCATCACGAACCGGTCGTCGCCGCTCTGGCCCTTCGGCTCCGAGTAGCACTCCTTGAGGACCACGAGGACGAGGACCGTGTCGCCGTCCTGGACTTCGGTCCGCCAGTTCACGATCTGCTCCGCCGCGTAGGGGACCCAGTACGGCCTCGGCGTTGCCGTGACGACGTCCGGCAGGTCGACGAGCACGCCGTAGCGGCCCGGGTTCACGACCTCGCGGACGACCTGCTGTGCCATCCCGGCGAGCGAGACGGCGGTCAGCGTGACGTCCTTCAGGTGCTCGTCGATCGTCGCGGGCGTCCCCTCGACGGCCATATCCTTCCGCATGATCGCGCCGGTCATCGCGTCGACCGTCCGGGCGGTGCCGTTGAAGAACATCGCGCGCTGGAGGTACGCGTCGTAGGCCGCGTTCCCGGCGACGGAGAACTCCTGCCCGGACAGCCGCGCGAGGTACGCCTCGCGGCCCCCCTTGACCGAGCGCGTGCCCTCCCCGACGTCGCGGCACTGCTTCCAGACGGCGGACTTCGCGTCGTACTCGGCGTGCGTCTGGGTCACGGACATCGGGGCAGTCTCCTGTAGGGGTCGCGTGGATTATACGCCCGGTTCTCGACGGCGATCGCGCGGTCCCGTGACGAACCCCCTCCCCGTGAGGGCCTCGATCCGCCACTCTCGGAGCAGCCAGACGAACTCCCGAGGACAGCCGTCGTCGTTCTCCCGACGACGGAGGAGGTCGGTCGCACGGCGGCGGTACGGGGTCGGCCTCGCAAAGAACCGACGCTCCGGATGGTCCGGACGCTTCGGGCTGCGCGCGCGAGGGAGATCCGAGTCGTCGATCGAGTAGAGCCGACGGTACGCTCCGAGCGGACGGGGCTCGGTCAGGACCGTCGAGAGCTTCAGGTCGCGGCCGTAGCCCCAGACCGACGCGGTCAGCTCCATCATCTCCTCGACGGTCGGGAGCACCGACATGTAGCTGGTAAATCTCAACCCCACTTCACGTCGACCATCCCGGCGACGGCGCGCGGCACGTCCGCCGCCGCGAGCATCAGCGTGTCCGCGCGGTCCGGGGACGCGAGGCCGCGCTTCTTCATGTCGATCTTCGACTCGATGACGATCCGCCCCGCCGAGTCCGGCCACCAGCGCATGTTCGAGAGCTGCGCCGCGAGCCGGTGGTCCCGTCGGTCGATCGCCACCGTCCCGGACTGGAACCGCGTCCGAAGCCCCCAGTAGAACTTGGCGCGCAGGTTGACGAACCGCTTCTTGTCCTCCGTCGTCCGGCAGGACTCCCCGACGTTGACGCCGACCGACTCCCACTTCTCCGGGTCCGAGGGCTTGCGCCCGCGCTGGATCTCGCGGAGGCGGTCGGAGAGCCCCTTGCCGATGCCGACGAGGTCGACGCGCGCCTGGGCGAGGTTGCAGCGGTCCGACAGGAGCCGGTGGAGACGTCCGGCCCCGATCATCGTGTCGGGCTCCGTGAACGCCTCCAGGATCCGGAACTTGATCCCGCGCAGCAGCCCGCCGGTCGTCTCCGCGATCCCTCCGCCGACGTCGACGCCCAGCTTGTCGTCCCGCGACGGCTCGACCTCGGGGGCCTCCTCGAACAAGTCCTGGGCCCGGCGGATCCACGCGATCGGGATTAGGGTGTCCTCGCCCTGGTCGGGGAACTCCCCGAGGATCTTCGACTGGTAGATCGGCGTCCCCGGGAGCCAGCCGTCCTGCTGGATATGCTCCTCGACGGCCGTCGGGGACAGGAGCGACCGCCGCGCGACGTCCGAGACCGGCTCCCCGGTGAAGTTCGGCGTCTCGCTCGCGGCGATCCGGATCGTGTGGAACCCGGAGCCCGGGAGATGGGTCTGGAAGAACGCGGTCGCCGGGTCGTCCGGGTTCCCCTGGAGGAGGAGCCGCGAGGCGTCGTTCCCGACGAGGGTCTTCGCGGCCGTCACGATCGTCTCGGGGACGCCGCACGCCTCGTCGATGATGACCAGCACCGCCTCCGCGTGGATGCCCTGGAAGGCCGTCGGGTCGAAGTCCGAGGGCTTCTGGCCGAACGCCACGACCTCGCCGCCCAGGTGCCACTCCGTCATGTTCACGCGCCCGGGGAGATGCCCCCGGCGGTGCATCCGGTTGATCTCGCGCCAGAGGACGATCTTGACCTGCCGCTGCGTCCGGGCCGTCGTGACGACGAACGCGCCGGTCCGCGAGAGGACCCACCAGGGGACCAGGACCGCCGCCGTGAAGCTCTTGCCGCTCTCATGGCAGGACCGGACAGACGTCCGGCGGTGGTCCCGGACGGACTCGACGATCTCGCGCTGCTTCGACCAGAGCCCGACGCCGAGGACGTCCGACGCGAACCCGACCGGGTCGTTCGCGTACCGGAGGTAGGGCGGCGGGACCGAGGCGTCGAGCTGGAGCCCCTGCGAGAGGGCCTCAGCGAGACGCGCCCTCAGTAATCCGTAGGAACTCTGCCGAGATGGCCTGCTGGGTGCGGGTGTCGCGTACATGTGTCATCACTGCGTTCTGGAGAGACCCGACGAGCAGGAGCGCCCGTTCGAGGGTGATCATCTGCTCCTCGCGGTCCTGGTGCTCGTGCTCCGTCTGCACGATCTTCCGCCGCTGCTCGACCGTCGCGAGGACGTCCTTCCAGGCCAGGGCGTCGGTCGCCCCCTTGTCGAGGACCCGGTCGAGCCCCTGGACCGCCGTCGCGATCCCGGCCGCGTCCCCCCGGGCGTTGGCCTCCTTCATCTGCCTGAACAGGCGCTTGGCCTCGGCCCAGGCCCGGATGCTCTCCCCGGTGTCGACCTGCCGGAGGAGGTCCCCGATCCGGGCGTCGAGGAGCGCGATCTCCGCCCGCTGCGACAGCAGGTCAGGGTCGTCCATCGACGCCTGGAACCGCTCGACCAGCCGCGTCGGGATGTCCTTCGACCAGCCGCGCCCACGATACGACGGATGCGCCGCGCCTGTCACGCCCGAGAGCCCGACGTGCGTGTTGCACCGGAACGTCTTCGGGTGCAGCCCGTAGACGACGCGGCACGGCCCCTGGCGCGCCTTGGCCCCGCAAGCCCGCCTCCCATCCCGGGCGCGGACCCAGAAGCCGGGGGCGCGCTCCTCGACGCGGGAGGGGTCGTCGGACGCCATGACCTCTGCGGGCTGGCCTTGGGGTCGGGAGGCGGGGGCCGGGGCGGGCGGGTCCGTTCGGGTGAGCCAATCCGTCACGCCGTCGTCTCTCCTCGGAGGGCGCGGTCCAGTTTCGGTGACAGCAGGATGAGAGCCGCGATGACCATCCCGACGACCACGCCCCATCCGAAGCAGAGCAAGCGGCTCATGTCGCACAGAAAGCCTGTCATCGCTCTCCTCGGAGGGCGGCGTCGAGCATGTCCGCCCATCCGTCTAGGCATTCAGCATCGGCCGCTGGCGTTCCTAGTTGACGCGACAAGTGTGCGCCACTCCGCAACTGTTCCCGCACGTCCTTCAGCGCCTGCGTCAGGGCTTCGGCTTTAGCCTTTGATGCTGCCAGCCTCTCATCAGCGAATCTCACAAGTTCCGTAAGTGCGTCGATACGCTCCAGCAACCAACTCACATCAGCAAACGGATACGGGTCACCGGCATAGGAGACCTCGAACCTTCTGCGAATCTCCTGTTCCCGTGTCGAGCGCGTCTCAGTGGTCATTGGAACTACCTTCTCTGGAAACCTGTTCATGCCGTCGGATGGTCCGTTCTGATGCGGCAAACTGCGTGGCTAGCGATCGGACGCTAATTCCCAACCCGCGCAACCGTCTGATTTCGCTGACTGCCTCAACTGGGAGTCTGGGGTGCTTCTTCCGAGCCGATCCATGCGTTGAAGCGTCTAGGCTGTTGGCCGACTTGGTGTCCCAGCGCAGATTGTCGAGCCTGTTATTCAGGCGGTTCCCGTCGTTGTGGCAGGCTTCCTTGTCGGCCGGACGAGGGCCGACGAAGGTCAGCAAAATAATGGTGTGAACGAAGAACACCTTGCCTCGGCTCGCCACATCTGGATAGAGCTTCACGGCAGGATAGCCACGGTCTAAGACTGGTTGGGCTAGTCGTCGCCAAGTCCAAAAGTAACGCTTGTCTCGATTGCTCCAGACGGAGCCATCGGTCCCTGCGCGATAGCCAGGGAAGCCGGGAACGTCCCTGTATTCGACCTCAGCCATGCTTGGCATCTCCACGCGGATAACCGCACTTGAATAGGCCGTGTTCGTTCAGTGCCGCTCGCGCCTCGTCTCGTTCTGCCGTGAGTCTGGCGACCTCGGCAGAGAGGGCGGAGAGTTTGGAGCCAAGTGCCGTGATGAACGAGGCCGCATCGGTGTGTTTCTTCGCCAATTCAAGATCGACCTCGGCCCCAGCCTCGCCAGCCTCGCGCTCACGTTGCCGCAGAAGGTGTAGTTCCATATCGCTCCGATCGAAAGTTGGCGTGTTCATCTGTTCCTGCGCTCCCGGTGTCCGAGACGGGGCGGCGGTATCGAGAGCAGGATCGTTGAACATCTCGTCCTCGGCATGCCGAATGAGCTTATGGGCGGAGTCAAACTTGTCCCTATCCTGTGCGCGGTCGGCTTCGATGGCGAGCTTCTGTCCGCGCTGCCAGTCCTCCGCTGCCTCCACGATACTGGCTGCGGTTTCAAGATCGGCGCTGGCCCAATCACGCTGCTCTGCGTATTTCCTTAAGCGATCACTCAGCATGGCGGGCCTCCGTGG